CTACCACCTCCAGCCAAACTTAGGACCCCCCTTCAGGTAACCCCTGAGGGGGGTATTGTGTCATGGCTGATTTACCTCCCATTCCTCCGCTGTCCCCTGAGTTGGTGGAAGCCCTCGACAAGCGGTTCCCCGAACGCTGCCCTGACCGCTCATGGTCCGACCGTGAGATTTGGATACGGGTGGGTCAGCGTGAGGTAGTCCGGTTCCTGATCGAGGAACTGAAACAGCAACAGGAAACGATTTTAGGGGACATCAAAATTGTGCAAAAGCTCTAACAGGGCTCTTCGTCTTCAGATCATGCAGCAGGAGCGGATCGCTGCCGAGGCCCGCGCACAGGCTGCTAGGGCGCAGGAAGAACAGAGGCGTATTCAGGAGCAGGCCCTTGCCCTTCAGCAGCAGCAGCTTGAATTTCAAAAGCAGCAGGCTGAATACCAGAGGCAGTATGACGAGAAGCTGGCAGAACTAGCCAACCGTCCACCTCCGCCACCGCCTGCCGCTTCTGCTACTGTGGTCACTGGCGGTATGGCCGTTGCCGATAACACTCAGAATACTGTCGATAGCCGTAAGAAGGGCCGTCAGGCTCTCCGCATCGACCTTAACGCTCCGCAGATGGCGGGCGGGACCGGCCTGAACGTGCCGCGAGGTTAGCATTGGCAAAGCCTGCCTCCACTGCGGCAGGTCGATACACTCAGCTCTCAACGACGCGCAGTCCCTACCTTCAACGGGCTAGGGAGTGCGCGAAGTTGACCATCCCATCACTCATGCCGAGGGAGGGTCATGGAGCTGCAAGCGACCTCCCAACACCGTTTCAGGGCATGGGAGCGCGAGGCGTTAATAACCTAGCCTCCAAGCTCCTACTCGCCCTCATGCCCCCGAACCAAGCCTTCTTCCGTCTGATGCTGGACGACTTCGCGCTTCAGCAGATGACCGGACAGGACGGTATGCGAACCGAAGTCGAGAAGGGTCTTGGTCAGATCGAACGGGCAGTCCAAACCGAAATCGAGACTACGGCGATCCGTGTCTCTGCTTTCGAGGGCCTCAAGCAGCTCCTCGTCGCGGGTAACGTATGCCTCTACGTCCAGCCTCAAGGGGGCCTGAAGGTCTACCGTCTCGACCGCTATGCGGTGAAGCGGGACCCGTCAGGTAATGTCCTTGAGGGCATCATCCACGAGAAGGTGTCGCCTCTCGCTCTCCCCGATGAACTTCAGAAGAAGCTCGGGGAGACCTCCCGAGGGCTTCAGGACTCCATCGACCTCTACACTTGGATCAAGCGTAATGGTCAGTTCTTTGAGGTCCATCAGGAGGTCAAGGGTAATGTTGTTCCCGGCTCCAAGGGTAAGTGGCCTGTAGACAAGTCCCCATTCCTCTTCCTCCGTTGGGCGAAAATCGACGGTGAGGACTACGGGCGTGGTCACGTCGAAGAGTATATCGGTGACCTCCGGTCCCTTGAGGCTCTCACTCAGGCCATCGTTGAGGGAACCGCTGCGGCGGCGAAGGTCCTCTTCCTCATCAACCCGAATGGGGTCACGAATGAGAGGACCATTTCGGAAGCCCCTAACTGTGCCGTCCGGTCGGGCAACAAAGAGGACGTGAGTGTCATTCAGGTCGAGAAGTATAACGACTTCCGGGTAGCTCTTGAGACGATCCAGCGTCTTGAGCTGCGTCTCGCTCAGGCTTTCCTCCTGACCTCCTCTATCCAGCGTGACGCCGAGCGTGTCACGGCTGAAGAAATCCGGGTCATGGCGAGTGAGCTTGAGGATGCTCTCGGTGGCGTATACTCGATCCTGGCGCAGGAGTTCCAGCTTCCGCTTGTCAACCGTCTGATGTTCCAGATGGAGCAGGAGCAGCGTCTCCCGGCGCTTCCGAAAGAACTCGTTCGTCCATCCATCATCACTGGCATGGAGGCCCTTGGACGAGGGCACGACCTCAACCGACTGATGATGTTCGCCAATGTGGTTCAGCAGCTCGTTGGTCCGAATGGTCTTGCCGCCTACGGTAAGCCTACGAAGCTGATCCAGCGAGCAGGCGTGGCCCTATCTATCGACACATCTGACATCATCAAGAGTGACGATGAAATAGCTGCCGAACAGCAGAGGGCACGTCAGGACGCCATTATGCAGACCCTCGGACCTGAAGTCCTGAAGCAGGGTATGCAGCAACAGGAGAACTAAGTTGGCGCGTAAGCCATCCGTCAAAGACCCAAGAGAGACCCCGCAGGCTTTAGTCGAGGAACCGAAGAGTGCAGTCACTGCACCGGAGGTGACCCCGCCTGCGCCCCCTTCACCCACCAAGAATGGACCCAAGAAGGTCCAGATCGGTAACTTCACCCGTATTGACCATTAAGGACTGATGACAACCACTGTCCAAATGCCCGCAGAGGTAACTGGACCTAACGCACCGGAGCCGGGGAACAACACCCCGGCTTCTTCGCAACAGGCTCCCGCCTCTACATCGAATGAACGCCCGAGCTGGCTCCCTGAGAAGTTTGAGAGTGCGGAAGCTCTAGCGAAGGCATACTCCGAACTTGAAGCTCGATTCACTCAGACGCAACAGCAGCAGCAGGCCCCTGTAGCTCCTGCCGTTTCCGAACAGCAGGTAATGCAGCAGCTTCAGTCGCAGGGTTTAGACCTCAACTCGTTCCAGCAGGAATACGCCGCGAACGGAGGTAAGCTGTCCGAGTCAAGCTACGCTAAGCTGGAACAGGCGGGCTTCTCGCGTCAATTCGTTGACGACTACATCCGAGGCCAGGAGGCCATCGCGCAGCAGGAAATCAACGCGGTTTATGCAGAGGTTGGCGGCGAGGATGAGTTCCAGAAGGTCGCCGCATGGGCACGGGCTAACTTACCGGCTAATGAGGTGCAAGCCTTCAACGCCATTGTTGATAGCGCACCCGTCGAAGCTATTCGGTTAGCTGTTGCTGGTCTCCACGCGAAGTATGTCGCAGCTAATGGTCAAGAACCTCGTCTGGTGAGC